AGTCGATGCCGCCCATTTAGAATGATCTTGTGATTCCTTGTATTCTATTCCATCAAATTTTAGGGATTCAATATCACGCATATATTGAGACGATTTCTTAATTTTTGATCCTCTTTTCCATGTTTCTACATACCATAGTGATTCTTGATCAATACATAGGTGCTCGCTATAAAAATCAATACGATGATGTGATGATTTAGATAGATGCCATATTTTATCTGCAAAAACGATCTGTCGAACAGCTTGTTTCTTTTCGGGTTTAGGTACATCATCTGTCATCTTTTTGATATAAATATGAGGCTCCATATTGGACAATTGTTGAAGAATTTCGCGCAAACTTTCTGCTGTATAACTGCATTGTGTATAACAAAATGATTGACCATAAATATGTTCGCCCGGTTCAATATTAGATATTGTGTTACCTGTAAACACACGGGGAAAATTAGGCACGGAATGAATCAACCAAGAAATCGATTTATCATTCCATGCTAAGATACCTTTACAGTGTCCTTTTGTTTGTCCCTTGATATCAAGATGACCGGTTTCGTCATTGTAGACTAGCCAATTGGTCCAAGATGATCCTTCGTACAGAGAATGTAACCAGTCGTCAAGACTGGTAATCCGTATAAATGATCCAGAGTTAGAAGCATATTGCAGTCCCGCAATTCCATTTGGCAATTTTAGTGCCACGCGAAGATCTTCTCTCTCTTTTATGCAACAGAAACAATTTCCCATTTTGTATAGCAGGAGATACTCTTATCAATTTATGCATCTTCAAAAAAATGAATGAAAATCATGCTCCCTTATATATGTAATCAACCCAAGTCCAGATTTTTTAGTACAGCACGTACGTAACCTTGTATCCATCTCCCGGATTGATTCCGGTGAAAACAAATCATTAGCATTTAATGTAAAGTCTTTATCTACATTAGTCATATCGATATCCATATCATTGTCATCTAAATCACAATATACGTAATGTAAGAGTTCTTTGGAAACGCCAAATGCCAATGCAAAATGAAACAAATCAGAAATCTTTGGCTTCTCTGAGGTTAAGATACGAAATCCTTTTTTTCTAAATATTTTGAATTCTTTTGTACATTCACTATGTTCATAAAAAAAAGAGTAAGCAAGAAGTTTCTTTCTTATTTCAGGGGATAGTTCCATCGGGCTTCCTAAATCCTCATCTAGTAAATCAATCTGATCCATGATTTCGATTAAAATATGGGTTTGTGAAAGATAAGAGCGCCCAATTGCCATTCCAGCACGAACAAGTGCTTCTATACTATTTCCTAATAAATGATCGCTCATTTATAATAACATATATTATATTTTTTAGAATGATTTGAATTTTCAAATAATCCTTCTAAAAAGAAAGTCCCCCGAGCCGGAATCGAACCAGCGACCTGATGATAACAACTAAACAACTACAGTCATCCGCTCTACCAATTGAGCTATCGGAGGCTTCCATATACTATAGAGAAATTATTTTTAAGCCTTTTACGCACATTGAACAAAGTTTAATGGATTATTTGTCATTTATTCCTTAACATAAGAATCGTATCCGTGAAAGATGAATACGAAGCGCCCATGAATTTTTCTGAGCCAGCGCATACATATAAATCAATAATGGCTTGTTCTAATGTTGTTTTTCGTAAATCAGAGGAATTATTCATAGGTGGTATCACTTTGATTCGGTTTTCATATAAACTATTAAAATATTGTTGCGTTTCTAAATTGTCCGTTGCTATATATAGATTATATTCTGGGTATGTATTAATAAAATCAATATAGGCTTTGTCGTCTAGATAAAGTTGTTGTTCTTTTGCTAACAAAATATGATCGGTTCGTCGGATATGTACTGCAATGTATTTTCCTAATAATGATTTAATTGTATTTATTTTTTCTTCCATATGAGGTAATAATCTTAAATCATCGTAATAATATTGGTTCTTTGTATCTGGATGTGGTTCATTTGTGATATAATGTATTTTTCCAAAGTACCTAGGTACAATAGTAACATTATTCGGTATATAAAAATAATCTATAAATCTGCCATTACATTCCAGTGTTACATTCCACATAACTATTAGGTGTTGATTTGTATGGTTAGCATATATTAAATATGAAAACATAGCACGTAACCGGTTACAAAGACCAGATACTGGTTTTAGAACAATCATATTAATAATTAATATGATTATTTTATATAACTATAACCTAATTTAATAACTTCATTTGTAATACGGTCAGCTTCTTTATTGTGATCTCGATATACATGTCGAATAACTACATTTTTAAAAAATTTATTGAACATTGCCATAACCGACTGATGTAATACTTTCAACTTTGCATCCTTGACTTGCCATTTTCCCGCTATTTGATTAACGACCAACATAGAATCACCTTCAATACGAATATTTGCGATCTTTCGCTTAACACACTCCTCAATACCAATGAGGAGTCCTGTGTATTCAGCAATGTTATTAGTAGAATCACCTAAATAATCACCTCTTTCTACTATGACAGATCCATCTGCACGATATACAATGGCACCACTTGTCCCTTTTCCCGGATTAGGAGCACATAGTCCATCAAATTGCAACAACTCCATATCTGGTATGAGTGAACCCATGATGACATGATATTCTTGATTCATTTTAGTATAGTTGTAATCTTACACTAAAATCAATTCTTAATATTATTTATCCAATTTGTCACAGTTTGATAGTCTTCTATATCTTTTTTTTTACATATTTGAAAATGGTCTTTTGTAGAAGATATAGTTCCAAAGATACCTATAAAACTACCACCAAATGTATGGTTGATTACATTAATATAATATTTATCATTATGAATTTGTATTGAACTTATTTTAGCTGTATTGATAACAACACTAGATAACTTTAAAAACTTCATATTAGCTCTTATTTATCATTTATCTATTTTCTTTAAGCTTTATAATTCAACGGATTCCAAATAAATCCTCAAATTCAATACAATTTTCTTAGAACATTCAATGTCGCTCACAAAATTGTTTCCACTATACACTCTACTCCATGCTAAATCATTTGCAATTTTCTCCAACTCTTTCTGTTGTTTTGGATACTTTCTTCCTAATACAAATGCTACACTATAGGCTTGTAAGGCATAACTACTTGGATAACTTGGTGTATCCGCATGTTTACTTCTAATGTATTTAATAGGATAACCATATTGATGACAAATCTGGTACGGTCTTGCCCTATTATAAATGGTCTTTAATTTCAATGACAAGATAGCACAATCTTTTACTAGTTTATCCAATCGTTTTTGTTTAATTTTTAGCTTGTTATTTTTAATTAATTTTTCAAATGGTTCCATTGGATCCTTATCTAGTTTTTTAAACTGCTCTCGCAAATCAATCATTTCTTTCTTTGGATAATTCGTCATATCAAACAGCTGACGGCATTCTTCCTCTGTTTTTTTACTAGAACAAGAACTTGGTTCTTCAATCCCTTGCAGAGGAAGTGGCTCTACAAAATACTCTAGTTTTTCTTTTAACAATTCTGTATAGTAAGTATTAATGTACCCATAACCACATTCTACTGTCTGTTTTACTGTATCGTTAACTTTTTCTTTTTTATCTACGATTTCTATTGTAGGACTGTCAGAAAAAAATCCTTCCTTAGTAGATAAAGCAGATATGGTTTTATTACTGGTTTGATTTAACATTCCTAAGGTTACTTCTTCCTTTAATGGTGGTACGCGTACGATAATATACAGACAAAATAGGAATAGTATAGTATGAATCGTGGATTTCAATATAGAAGAGATCATATTGACTGTCTATTAGTAGATAACATAAAAACGTTTAAATGTATATAATATTTTATAGATATAAAGAATAGGAATGAAGTATATCGTAGAATACATCTGGATTGACGCAAAGGGAGACCTTCGCTCTAAAAATCGTGTGTTGGAATTTTCTGACAATCACTCCATATCGCTTAGTCACCTTCCAATTTGGAATTTTGATGGAAGTTCCACCGGACAAGCTGAAACGATTATGTCAGAACGTTTCCTAAAACCAGTGTATATGTGCAATCATCCCTTTACAAAAGAAACTGCAGGTTTACTTGTTCTATGTGCTGTTTATAATGATCGTAATGTAAGCGAACCTGGTATTTATAATAATTACCATGATGCTGCAAAGATTTTCCAACAATACACTGACACGCATCCATGGTTTGGCTATGAACAAGAATTTTTCTTATTTCAACGTAATGATACCAATCAAAAGCTAGTTCCGCCTGCACTATCCTCTATTGAAGCATGTAACGAACAAGGTCAATATTATTGCAGCATTGGTGCAGAAAATTCATTTGGTAGAGAGGTTGTTACTTCTTTCCTTTCGCATGCACTTACTGCAGAACTATCTGTGTATGGAACCAATGCGGAAGTGGCGCCAGGTCAATGGGAATTTCAAATTGGCACGGTTGCTGGCATTGAAGCCGCACATCAACTATGGATCGCTCGTTATATTTTAGTGCGCGTAGCAGAATTATATGATATTTGTGTATCCTTTTATCCAAAGCCATTTAACCATATTAATGGTTCAGGTTGCCATACTAACTTTTCAAATGTTCATACTCGAAATCAAGGTGGATTTGCAAATATGCAAAAGATGTTTAAAGTATTGGGTGCTGCTCATGAAGAACACATCCAAAAGTATGGATCCGATAATCATAAGCGTCTTACCGGCATTCATGAGACATCTAGTATGGATAAGTTTACTTGGTCAGTTGCTGGTAGACATACCAGTGTACGCGTAGGCAAAGAAGTAGAAGAAACAGGATCTGGATATTTCGAGGATCGTCGTCCAGCAAGCAACTGTGATCCGTATCTTGTTTCAAGTTTGTTGGTAAAGAATACCATATTTTAATTTTTTAATATAGCACGCAATTGCTCTGCATGTTCTGGATAGATACCTTCGATTCGAGAACAAAAAATTTCTACTCTTTGCTCCATCGTTAGTCCTGGACGAGCCCAAGAATTAATCATTTCCGTTACGGCTTGTCGACCAATTAGGCTATTTTCTCTACAGTATACAATCGACATCTCCTCTAATGTAGTTTTGTAAGAATATGAGATTTTTGCTGCTCGTACAGTATCCATGAATAGATCGTTCACACTTTTTGTCATGATAGGTTTTTATTATCTTAGAAAGTATACTTCAATTTTATACCTAATCCATAAATTCTTTTAACTCCTCTTCTGTAAATAGGACTCTTGTAAATGGATCAGTGTTATGTTCATATAAATGTAGTTTAATTGTATCTCGATTTACTACCATCTTACTACTAGGTAACGTAACTGGGTCCGTTAAGGGTTCCATCGTAATGGCATCTGTTTGTGCATCTTCATCGATCCGTATTATTTTTCCTTGTTCCAACCATCGTTTCATTTCACTCTGACTGATAAGCAAATTTTCTTTTATCGCCATTTTACATCTATTCACTATCGATCGATCTAAATCAATGTGTCGATAAAATAGCAAAATATTACATAAAACAGACACAAAACCAGATTTAGTATATTCCGGTACCCGTTCCTCTAGATGGGGATATGTTGCATCCGATTCAATTAGTTTCTGAATATGAACAAGGCTAGCATCAATTAACTTTTTTTTAAGTTCACTCTTATAAACAACGGAATCACTGTGTACTTTTTGTGTTTCTAATACATCTAGTAGTAAATCTAGTAGAGTTTTAGTATATATTAAAAAACAGTGACATATTTCCATATTATCTTCATATTCCGAACTTGAATCAAGAGAAAGGAATCCTTCATATGCATCGCAATATACCGGCATATCATCTAGTGCACTAAATATATCTCCAATAAATGTATATAAAAATCTTTTATTATCTAATATTTCTTTTGACTGTTTTATATTTCCTATTAAAAGGTTAACGATCATTGTTTTATATGGAAGATGGTCATCTAGTCGAGTAGAATCAATGTATATTCGCTGTAACAATGGCAAAGACAAGTCTTCTATACTGCCATGATCTCCTTGTGCATGAATACATTGTAATAAGTTTACTTTTTGTAGTGTATTTAGTCTGTCATATCGATGATGAAACAAATCCGTAAATACGTGAATCATGGACTGTACTCCAATCCGAATAAATGAACTATTATACATCGTAATTAATCCATCAATCAAGTCAATACTGCCATAATCTGTTTGGATTACGAAATGATTATAGGAAAAACAGTAATGATATAAAAAAGGGAAAAAGATCATTTCATGGATCTGCCCAATGGCATGGATAAATGAATAGTGATTCTGACAGGATAGATATTTATGGTAATTTGTACAATTAAATACGGAAATATCGTAAAGTAAAATAATCCAAGAAAATACAAAGTTGTGTTTAGAGTGATTATATAAATGAACTAACATATGTAGTACATTTTTAATAAAAGACAATTGTGTTAATGGTGGAGTTGTTTTTGCATATGTCCAATCAAACTTTTTTTGATAGACATACTCTTCATAAACCTCTTTTAAATATTCCTTCATATCATTTGTATATTCTTTTCGATCCAGATAACCAATCAACACATCTAAATCCTCTCGACATAATTCTTTTTTGTTCAACAGACAGTTTAAGAAATAAGAGAAATATCCTTTTTTAGCTAATTCATCATAAAAAAAATAGTAGTCTTTTCGTTTTGCAATAGACTCAATCGCTTTCTCTGGTATCAATGACCATCGTTCTAACCATTTTCTCACAAACTCCCTATCGATTTGTGAATAGGTTAACCAAACAGAGAAAGGGATTTCATGTTGATCAATAATTTCATAGTATTTACTA